CGTATAGGCGCCGCTGATCTTGCCGAACCCGTCCGTCGGCGGCGCGACTTCCAGCCGCAAAAACCCATGCCGCCGGGATTCCGCGACGTTCAGCGTCACACCCGGCGCGACTTCCCCGACCTTGGCGTTGCCGGCCATCGAGTGCAGGTTGTGATACCCGCCCGCACCCGCCACCACGTACGTCGTCTCACGCTCACCGTCAGCTGCCGGTGTCGTGCGCGTGAACCGCTGGTAGTTGTGCACGTGCCCGGACAGCACGACCTGCGGCCACCGTTTCGCCGCCGCGAACGCGTCGTCCAGGACCTTGCCCATCGTCGCACTCCCGCCGTGGTGCGCATCACAGGAGTACGGCGGGTGGTGCAGCGCCACCATCAGCGCGGTCCCTGCCGGCGCGGCTTTCAGCTCCTCCGTGAGCCACTGCGCCTGGTCGGCCTGCACGACCCCGCCGGACGGCACGTTCGTCGCCAGACCGATCACGGTCAGAGAGTCGTGCGTGAGCGTCCAGTACGGGTTGGGCTGGTCCATCGTGTCGCGATGGAACTCCGCGATCTCCGGCAACGCGCCCGGCGCCGGCGCGCACATGTACCGCACCCAGCTCGCGAAGTCGAAGCTGTCGTGGTTGCCCGGGATCCCCAGGAGCGCGACCACGTACTTCTCGTACGCTTCGAACACCTGCGTCACCCACGCCTGCTGTTCACCTTCGTAGTACGCCCAGTCCCCCAGGTGGTAGGCGAACTGGGGCTCGACCCCCGACAAGGCGCCGACCATGCCGAGGTCCCTGATCATCGCTTCGATGACCCGCTTCTGCGGGTTCGGGTCAGCGATCCCGCCGGTGTCGCCCATCGTGTGGAAGCACAGCGTCTCCCCGATCGACGGCACGACGCTCGAGAGCGCCAGCCGGTAGGGCGCTGCCCCCGTGGGGGCGGGCAGCGGGTGGAACGGTTCGTCCGCGGCGAGCGCAGGGTCCTTCTGCGCCTGCGCGCTCGCGCTCACCGCCAGGCGGTCCAGCCCGACGGCCCTCACGAGGTGAACGAGTTGACGAGGGACTCCAGCTTGGAGAAGTCCACCAAGCCCGCTTCGACGAGCTCGGCCGGCATCTTCTCCTGCCAGTTCGCCGGGACCTCGCACACCAGCTCGTCGACGTACTCCTTCTCCCACGGCTCGTCCGCGGGCGCCAGGCCGCCCCACGTCACGTACACGCCCGACTTGCGCAGCTGCGACTTGACCTTCCGGATCGCGTGGCCGCCCGCGATCGGGCTGTTCGGCACGATCACCCACGGGCGCCCTTCACGGAACTGCTGCAGCGCCGATTCGGGGCATTCGATCCCGGTCGACAAGCCACCGAAGAGCTCCATCGCGATCTGCTGCGCGTCGTCGTTGGTCGTGGAGACCTCCGCGTACGCCTCGATGTCGGGCTTCCCCAGGAACCCCGTGGTCCGCAGGTACCCCGCGGCGGCCTGCAGCGTCCACCCCTGGTCGGTCTGCGGCTGCCCAGGACGCCACCCGGACGCTTCATACATCTTCGCGACCATCTGGTCGGTGATCGCGATCGATTCACCGACCATCGCGGCCCACACCATCCGGCCGTGCGCCTGGTCCGCACAGGTGCAGTCCCCGAGCTGGTCGTTCAGGTACATGTGCCATTCCTGCACGAGCAGCGAGAAGTCGATCAGCGGCTGCTCGGTCACGGGCGGCTTGCCCGCCTTCTTGCGGCGACTGACGAAGTCGACGGCGGCCTCGACGTCGACGAAGTCCTCGAACTTCAGCTTCACGTCGGACTTGCCGGAGCGGCCGAGGTGCAGCTCGTGGTCGCGCAGGGGATGCGGCGTTGCCTCTCGGTAGTCCATGTCTCCCTTTCGGTCGTAGGTAACGGCACGGCCATCGTAACCCCCTCGCGCCCCCGAGAACGAGAAAAGCGACGCCGGGCCGAAGCCCGACGCCGCTCTCTGCGGACGCTTCTGATGAGGATGCTCTCAGGTGCTGCGAACCGGCGGCGCCTGCTCGCGCGCGGCGCGCTGCGCCGGCGTCCACGTGCCCCGCAGCACATGGTGCGTCGTGAGCCACGCCAGCCCCGTCGTGACACCCCACGTCACGAGCTGCGCGACCTCCGCAGCAACGGACGTTTCGGTGAGATGGAAGAACGTCGCGAGCAGCCCGAGCTTGTTGAAGAGCAGCGTCGTGACCGCCCCGACAACGGGCGGCACGACAGTCCCCAGCAGGAACTGCCTGATCTGTTCAGCGGTCGGCAACATCAACTCCTCCTTCAGTGGGTCAACGGGTTGGGTACGTGCGCTTCGCGCGCGAGCCGGGCGATGATCCTGTCCTCGCGCCGGCCGTGCGCACTGACCTGGTCGCCGTGCCTGAACTTCGCACGACAGACCGGGCCAAGGTGTTCGTGGCGATGCCGGCGCACCGCGCAACGTTTCGCGACGAGCTGCGCCCGCGTCGAGACGAGCTCGCGCTCCAGGCCCCGCAGCACCGCGACGTGCACCACGAGGAGGTGCCGCAGCTGGCCCGGGGACGGTGGCGGCGCCGGCGGCCGCGCGAGCGCGATCAGCCCGCGGTCACGGTCACGGTCGACACCACAGGTGCCGCACCACTGCCACATCTTGATCGCCGTCGACGGGTAGCCGTGGAACGGGTACGGGGCGCTGATGCCCCACTCGGCGGGCCAGATCCACCCGACGCAGTGGATCGGCGGGAGCATCCCCGGCGCACCGTAGAGCTCGGCGAGCACATGGTGCGCGACGGCCGCGCGCATGTACTCGCAGGCGTGGAAGTACGCGGCGTTGATCTCGGCGTCCGCGTTCTCGCCGAGGGTGCACCCGGACCGGCGGTACACGCTGTTCGCGACGGCCTCTTCAGCGCCCCCCGAGTTGCCCTCCATGAACGTGTATAGACCGCACAGGATGTGGTGGGCGTGCGCGTCGTGGATCTGCGACCACACCGTCGGCTCGAGATGCAGCCCGTAGTTGGACTGGATGATCACGCACGCTATGCCTGCGGTCGAGGGTTCGGCGCCCTGCCACTGCGACCAGTCCTGGCACGCCGCGCCGCCGCCACCAGACAGCGGGATCGCGTCGACGTTGTGGTGCTGGAAGCCGAAGTGCTGGGCGATACATTCGCCGCTCTGCGGCGGGTCGAGCGTGTGGCACGGCGGGCCGCTGGCCTGGTGGAAGGTGAGGGTGTGGTGGGCGCTCCCGCAGCCGCTCAACGTGAGCGCCAGCGCGGCCAAGGCCACCGCCCACCACGCTAGGAACGCGAAGATCAGTTTGCGCATGGGCGCGAGCGTACCTGCAGGCATGGTCAGACCTCCGTGTTTACGGCGCGCCCCACGTCGGGCGCGCCTCGTCATCTCCCCGGCGAGCATCACGGCGGGCGAGCACCAGTTCTCCGCGCAGCCGCGCGTTCTCGGCCATGAGATCCCGGTTGCGCTCAAGGCACTCGTCACGGCTCGAGCGGAGCTCGGCGAGCACGTCACGGACCGCGTCGACCGCGTCCGTCGCGGCCTCCGAGATCCGCCGGTCCTGCTTGTCCTTCGCTTCTTCCTTGCTGTCGGGCTGCCGGCGCAGCCACCACCCATAGATCAGCGGCACGAGGGTGCCTGTGCTGATAGCGCTGATCAGCGCCACGAGGACGGAGCTTCGCTCCACGGCTCCCCGCTACCTCAGTTGCGCGACCACAGCATCGACCGCCTTGCGTGCCGCGCGCTTCGCGTCTTCGTCACGCAGGTGTTCGAACTGCTCGCTGGTCACCGTCGCTGACTGCACCCACCGGACGAGCAGCGACCCTAGCGCCAGCCCGACGAGTGCGCCCAAGATGATGATGAGAGGGAAGACCGCGGCGACGATCACGCGCGGTACCTACCCGTTCAGTAGGTGCGCGCAATCGAGCACTGGCACCGGTCGGAGAGCCGATCGCAGTTGCCCGTATTCCGTCAGTTTCGCGGGCAGTTCGTTCTTGCCGTCCGTGCGCTTGGTGAATCGCCGCCAGTACCGCAGTTCCTTGTTGATCTTCCTGAACTCGCGGGCGACGAACCGTTCGACCGCGGGCGTCCGCGGTTCCGCGGGGTGCTTCAACGCGTCCTGAAAGAGCTCGAGCACGGCGACCTCGTCGAACGCTCGCGCGTTGCCCTGCGGCCGGGCCTGCGACTGCGCCTCGCACGCCGTGAGCGCTTCGCGGTGCGCCGACTGGCGCGCCTGCTCGCGGATCGCGTCGGAGTTTTCGTGGCCGAGCCAGTACGTGATCCCGGCACCGAACGCGCCACCGACGACCACCCCGATCAGGACCGCCCACACGACCGTGCTGCGCTTGAAGCCGTCGAGGAGTTCGCGGACCGCCCGCCGCGTCGCGAGGGTGACAAGCTGGACATCGCGGTCATCGAGGCCCTCTGTCTCAGGCGGCATCAGGCTCCCCCTCGCATGCGCGCATGATCGCAGGAGTCGCTGACGACCACCATCAGCCGACCCCCAGAGGCACCAGCACCACGCTCAGCCGTTCGAGCAGCGCGGTCATCCCGTCCGGCGGCTGGTCGAGTTGGATGGTTTGCGTACGCGTGCTGTCGTTGTAGTTGTGGCTCACGATCCGACGGTAGCCCGGTTCGCTCGCGTCCACGAACGCGATTTCGTCACCGGCCCTCACCATCCACGCCGGCCACAGCACACCGCTCGCGTCCTCGACAACACCCGTGAGCGTCGCCTGGCCCGACGTTTCCAGCAGCGCCTGTTCACGCAGGAAGACCCGCCCGACCGTTTTCGCGCCTTCCGGGGTGGTGGTGCCCATCTTCAGGAGCGCCCACCGCCGGATCCCGGCCTGGTTGACGGGGTTTTCGCCGCTCGAGTCGAGTAGCCCCGTGTCTTCGCTTTCAGGCGTGCCACCAGCGAAGCCCGGCGGCCCCACCGCCCTCGAGATCCCCGAAGTGTCCGTGTACTGCACCACCACGCCGTTCCACAGCCGGTCGATCTGCGGGCCGGTCTCCTGAAGCTGCGCCGGCCCGATCCGCGACCGCCACTGCTTCGCACGTTCGCCACGCGGGTTCAGGTAGAACGTCGGCGGCAGCCAATATCCACCTTCGCTCTCCCACACCGCCCAGTCAGGGAGCTCGAACCGCACGGCCTGCTTCACCATTTCCGAGACCGTCGTGGGTTCCTTGAACGCGAGTTGCGGGATCACGAACGTCGTCGGCACGATCTTCCGTGCGAGCTCGGGCACCCACCGCCCGAGCGCGTAGCCGATCGCGTCGGACGCCAGCACCCCGAACGGTTCGCCCGGCGCGAACGTCCCGTGCGTCGTGAGATCACTCGCGCCCTTCACGTACACCGACGGCCAGTACACGGCGTACTCGACACCGTCTATGCCGCCGCCCGCGACGTTCGCGTACAGCAGCTGGAGCAGCGCGAAGTAGCGCGCGGCGGTCGCGGCCACGTTCGCCGAGCCCGTCGGACCTTCGGCAGCGAGGCTGCCGCTCCCGTCGTTTTCGGTCGTGTTGCCGTTGTGCGTGGTGAGAGCGCACGCCCACGCCCAGTTCGGGTCACCGGAGATCGTGTCGTCCCCGATCTTGTTTTTCGCGAAGAGCTCCCAGTACGCGAGGATGCGGCCGAGTGGTATCCCGTGGCTGTCGTACCACGCCTCGCACACCCGTTTGCGTTCCCATTTGCCCGTGAGCGACGTGACGATCGCCTGCAGCCCCGCCGGGTCAGACCCGCTCGACGTGGGTTCTTCGAGGTCTTCTTTCGCGTTCTGGTAGTTGATCTTCCGTTCGAGCGCGGCACCCCCCCACTCGCCGCGTTCACCGTCGAGGAAGATCTCGCGCGCGCTGTTGTCGTCTTCGAGTGCCGCCTGGTAGCCGACCCCTTCCGGTGTCACCTGCGACTGGAAGCCACCCGAGTCCGGACCTTTCTCGAGCCGCCCCTGCCACGCCACCGTCCCGCCACCGAGACCCAGCACCGTCAGCTTCGACAGCCGCTCGAGGTCGGGGTAGTCGCGCTGCGGGTCGCGCTGCAGCACGCACGAGAACCGCTCATACCCACCCGGCATCGCGCCACTGAGCGACATGTCGCCCGGCACCAGCGCCGGGTTCGGGTCATCGCGGCCCCACCGCGCCGTCGCGCCAGCGGGCGTCTGCACCGTCACGGCAAGCTCCAGCGGCGGGGTCTCGTGGACCGAGAGCACTAGATGCGCCCCAGGAAGCAGGGCCGGTAGAACACCTGCGCCTTGATTTTGTCGATCCCGACATCCGGTGTCTGTCCGAGCAGGCCACGGCTGTTCTTCACGAGAAGCTCGACCGCGCGCCCCTCAAGGCCCGACGTCGGCAGCCGGAAGAGTTCCCCGGTTTCCTCGCTCACCCGCACGTACGCGCCCGTGGCGGTGTCCTCGCGGTAGGCGCCGTCGTAGCTGACCTGCGACAGGCGTTCGCTGTAGAGCACCGCGTCTTCGAGGACACTACCCCCGCCGATCGAGTAGTAGACGCGGATCGTGACGGTACCGACGAGTTGCAGCTGGGTAGAGAAACCCGTGATCCACGCGGCAATCCCGAAGTTGGCGGCGTTGATCTGCGCGGGCGTCCACGTGGTCCCCCACAGGTCGCTCGGGCCACCGAAGATGAACGTGCCGAACGCGCTGCTCCCACCCGGCAGATTCTTCGTCGTCCCAGCGGTCGCACCGGCCTTCAACATGCTCACAACCAGTTCGGGGGTCGAACTCTTCTGCACTTCCCCGAGGACCACTTCGATGCCCTTGATCGTCCCTTCCGACGAGACCGCGAACCCCATGCCCTTCCCGACGAGCGCGTGCGAGCTACCTCCGCCCGGCTGCACCCCCGCCTGCCCCGCAGTGCCCGCCTGGATGTTCGTCGCATTTTCCCACGGGTTCGCGCCAGCGTGGACCGCGTTGCTGTCTTCGCCGACGGTCGGTTCACGGATCGGACGCAGCAACGTCGACGCGGGCTGAGCAGTCGCCCGCAGCCGTCCCGCCGCCCCATCGGACACCGGCTGCAGCCAGATCCGGTCGATCCCGATCGCATGCGCCACCGTCCCCGTTTCGACCTGCACGATCCCGCGCCACCAGTGTTCCCCGACCGGCGGTTCTTCGATGTTGATTTCGCCGAGGTCGAGTAGTTCCATGTTCGAGCTCGCGTTGTACGTCGCGGGCGCGTTGTAGATCGGCGCCGTCGCGTCATCCAGCGACCACGCGAGCCGCACCTGCGCCGGCGCGCCTTCGCCGCTTACGCGAGCGATCACGCGGAACACGCCGAGATGCGTCAGCGGACCACCCGACAGCAGGTCCGTGGACAGCATCGGGTGCCACGTTTCCGGTTCCGGTGAGGCGAGCCGCACCCATTTGCCGCTGTACGCCAGCGCCTGCACCGCTTCCACCGCACCATTCAACGGCGTCATCAGCTTCGCGTCGATCGCGAGCGCCGCCGTCGCCGCACTCGAGTAGTGGCGGCTCCGGCACCCGTAGAGCAGCGATTTCTGGGTCTGTTTCGCCTGCTCGGTCAACACCATCTTCGCGCGCGCCGGGTAGTCCCCGTCGATCACGGCCTGCACCGCCGCTTTCTTCAGGACACCACGCGCTTCGCCGGTCCCTTCGATCGCGTCGAGCGTGACGAGTTGCCCGTAGAAGTCGGGGAGACATTCGAGCTTCAGCACCACACCCGTCTCCACCTGGCCCGTCTCACCGAACTTGTCCGGCAACGTCAGCGACGCACCCACGATGTCCGCGAACATCGGTCCGCCGAGCAGCCGCTTGCGCATCAGGATCCCGCCCTCGGCCTGCAACCGGCCGACCTTCATCTGAAGTTCTTTGCGGGCTTCCTCCTCTTCCGCGCTATTCAGGCCACCGCCAAGGATCAGCGGGACCGTCACGACACGGTTCGGGATCCGGAACCCCACGGGCGTCTGCCCGTACCGCTGTTCGGCGAGGTACTGCTGGATCGCGGCTTCGCCCCAGTCGATCCCGGCCTGGTCGATTTCGATCGGGCCGGTGCCCTGGTTCAGCACCAGCGGCGCGTGCGGCGACGTCAGCCCTTCTTCTTCGTACGGCTCCGCGGGGTCGAGGATCACTTCGTAGATGCTGCTCATCGTGCGAGTCCTCCTCCGTTAGACGGGAGCCGCCGGCCAGCGGTGCGCGCGGTACCGCGCGTCTTCTTCTCGACCCGGAAGTCGACGTAGTCGCGCAGCCAGTCCATCCCCGGACCGTAGTGCGCGTGGATGTGCCACTCGGGATCATCGCCCGCAGCCGAGACGCGCTCCCCGGCCTGCAGCAGCGCCATGCGCTCCGCGCCGGGCGGTCCAGGGATCACGCCGCCCGAGTGGAACGTGCCCGCGAACGGCGGCAACGCCTGCAGCACTTTGTACTGCGCCTGCGACACCGCGTACGCCTGCGCCAGCTGTTCGTTCTGCTGTTTGAGCAGCCCGTTCAGTTCCGATTCTTTTTCGGCCGCGCCCTTCGACGGGCCCGGCATCGGCGGGACCGCTTCAGCTTCTTTGAGCGACGCCTGCAACTGGGCGAGCGCGAGCGCCAAGCCGGGGATCGTCGTCTCCACCGACTCGGTGATCTTCGCCCCAAGTTCGTTGCGGCCCGTCTGCAGCGTGTCGATCTGTTTCTTCACCGCGCCGAGCTCGCCGCTCGTCCCGATCTTGGTGGTGTTCCCCCCGAGCACGTCAAGCGATTCTTCGAGAGGCACCATCTGGTTCCGGATCTGGTTCGCGAGCAGCGCTTCACTCGCCGCGGCACTCGAGCGACCGGTCGGCCCCGAGAGCGCCGTGATGAAGTTGGAGATGCCCTGCGACTCGGATTTCCAGTGCGCCACCAAGCTCTTGTTCACTTCGTACGACGGCAGGCCCTGCTCTTCGGTGATCGCCTGCTGCAGCGCGCCCTGGTGCTGCCGCGCTTCGTGGATGGTGTGTTCCCGCGCTTCTTTCGCTTGGGCCGCCGACAGCGCGTGCTTCAGTTTCTGGGTCTGCAGGTGGCGCGCGCGTTCCTTCAGCGCCTTGTACCGCGCGAACGTGATGTGCAGCAGGTGTTCGAGTTTGCGCTTGCGTTCCTGCTTCTTCTTGATGAACGCGTTGGCCGCGTCTTTCTGGTGCCGCTCGATCCCGACGAGCGAGCCCTGCGCGCTGAGTTGCGCTTCGAGGACGCGCTGCTGCGCGCCGAAGACGGGGAAGCCAGCGGTGAACGGCACCCCGTGGATCGTGGTGTGTCCCGCGTGCCCCGTGAAGTCCTTGGCGAGCACGCCGACGTCGGGCTGCGTCAGGAGCCGGTGGTCGTCGAGGCCGCCGATGAACTGGAGCAGTTCGCCCTGGCGCGTCAGCGCGGGCGTTTCGCCTTCGCGCTGCTGGAAGCGCTGGAGTTCGCGTTCGGCGAACGGCACGAGCGTCCCAGCCCCAACGTTCTCCCCCGCGCTGAGCGTCGGCTGCAGGAGCGCCATGTCCGCTTCGAGGATCGACGCCGGGTTCGACGTCATCGACGAGAGGAGTTCGCTCTCGGACGACAGGAGGTTGTATTCGCCTTCGGGCACACCGACCGCGCCGGCGCCCGCGAAGCCCGGCACCTTGCCCAGCGTCGTGATCAGTTTCGACAGCGACACGTGGCGCGGTTTCGGGGTGCGGTGCGCGTGCACCACCCCGCGCGGCCTGCGCGCCGCGTGTCCCGTGACGCGCCCGCCGTGCTGGAAGCCCCGCACGAACCCGCCGCCCGCCATGAACTGCCGGTAGGCGCCCGTGTTGTACGTCGTCCACGGGATCCAGTTCCGGCCGTTGCTCGAGATCGCGATCGCGGCGCGCACGTTCCCCGCGATGTCGAACGTGGACTGCGCGCCGTGGATGCTGTTGATCTGCCACAGCCCGCGGTCGATCGTCCCGTTCGCGTTGTGGTTTTCGCTGTTCGGGTCGCCGCCGGACTCGGCGAGCGCGATCGCGGCCGCGATGTGCGCCGACGCGCGGCTGCCGCCGTACTGCACCCACAGCGCTTCGAGTTGCGCTTTCGAGAACCGGCCGCGCGCGACCTTCCCCGAGCTCGCGCTCGGCGACCCGACGATGCTCCCCGCGACACCAGCACCGGCACCGGCGTGCCCGGCGAGGTAGTGGGTGGCGGCGTGCGCGACGTGTCCCAGGCCGTGCGTGAGGATGCCGTGCACCGCGCCGGTCCCGTGCACGTGCGGGGCGTGTATAGACGGGACGGACGCTGCGCTCGCGCCGCCGACACCGGTGACACCGGCGCCGCCGAGCAGCTGGTGCAACAGCACGGCCATGCTGTCGCCGTGCCCGAACGGTGGGCCGAACCCGATCTCGATGTGCGGGCCGGTGGAGATCCCCACGATCCCCGCGCCGACGCTCGAGATCTGCTGGCCCGCCCGCACGCTCGCACCCACCCGCACCGTGTCGGGACCGGCGTGCCCGTAGTAGATGTTGCGGCCGGTCAGCGGCCCGGAGGTGATCCGCAGGATCGGGGCGTTCGGCCCGAACCCCGAGATGCCCTCGCCGATGATCGTGCCGGGCCCGATCGCGAACTCCGGGGTCCCAGCCGGTGCGGGGATGTCGACGCCCTGGTCGATCGACCAGCGGCCGGGCATCATCTGCGACCGGGGGAGCGGCAGGCTGTACCCGACGAACCCGCCCGTGGCCATGTGGTTCGGCTTCGTGACGGACGAGAAGAGCCCGTGCAGGCCGCCGAAGCCTTGCATTTCAAGGCCGGCGTCGACGTAGGGCAGCTGGTGGCGGTTCAGGATGACGGCGGTCTCGCCCTCGCCGACCATGATGTCGCTGCCGCCGATGCTCATCGGCACCGTGTCGTGCCCAGCGGCGCCGCGCGGCCCGATCTGCACCAGTCCGCCCTGCGCGTGGACGGCCTGGCCCGGGTTGTTGCTGCCCTGGCTTGAGCCCTGCCCGGCGGGCGCGCTCACCGCCGGTTCGTTGCCGCCACCACCGAAGAACGACCCGACGCCTTTCCCTACGGTGGAGACGAGCTTGGCGGCCGCGACGGTCGCGGTGTAACCCTCGACCTGCGGCATAGACAGCGGCTGCGCACCGAACGCCTTGAGCAGGTTGTTCAGGTTGTCGAAGATGACTTTGCCGCCGTCCTTCGTGGACAGCGCGCCGGCTTCCATCGCACCGAGGATCGATTCGGTGAGACCGACCATCGACCCCTCGACGACGCTCGCACCGTGTTTCGCGAGCGACGCTTTCTTCGATTCGTACTGGGCAACGGTGAGTTCGCCGTTCTGGTACTGCGTCTTCAGGTGGGCGAACATCGCCTGGTACTTCTTTTCGGTGCTGCTCTTGAGTTTGTCGGTCTCCTCGCCGGCGATCGTGGTGAACGCGGTGAACGCCGTTTTCGTCCCGATTTCGTGGTTGGCGTACATGCCGTCGATCTTCGAGAACATCGCTTCGTAGATCCGCGGCGTCTGGTCCCCGGTGGCGTGCGTGTATTCCAGGATCGAGTTCTTGATCGCGGCCATCGCGTGCGAGGTCCCGAGCTGCCCGTGGTGCAGCGCGTCCAGGACGTGGCTGACCATCTGCGACACGTTTTCCTCGCCGAGCTTGCGGCCGGTCGCGCTGTTCGTGCCGACGGTGTGAGCGATCAGCCTGAAGTTCGCGTCGAACCGGCCGTACAGTTCGCGCAGCAGCGGCCCGGAGCCGAGCGCGAACTTGTGGATCGCATCCCACGACTTCGACCATTCCGCGTTCCAATGCTGCTGCGCCGCCTTGGCCTGCTCGAGCGATTCGACGACCTGCTTCAGCGGCTGGTTGATCCCCGCGATGGAGACGTGCCCGGCTTCCTTGATCGCCGAGATGAGCCGCTGGATCTGCTCGGGCGACCCTTTGATCGCCTGATTCCAGTTCTTGATGTTCACGACGTGGTCCGGGCTGAACAGCCCCAGCAAGCTCCCCAACCCGGCTGCGCCCGCGCCAACGCCAGCACCGATGAGCGTCCCGACTCCCGGCGCGATCGCCGTCCCGATCCCAGCGCCCGTCGTAGCGCCCTCCAGCACGGCCTTCCCGCCACCGTGGATGCCGAGCATGTTCGCGACCAGGTTCCCGCCAACGAACCCGATACCGCCGCCGGCGAGCGCGGGCAACCCCACACCGAGACCCTCGCCGAGCATGCCGAGCATCCCGCCGCGACCCGCGAGCGCCGCACCGGGCCCAGCGAGTTTCCCGAACAGGCCACCGCGCGCGAGGATCCCCGCCAGCAGGCCACCGCTCGCGGCCTCACCGCCGATCGCCGCGGTGCTCGAGCTCGCCGAGTTGACGAGGATGTTCGCGCGCTCGGCCGCGCTCAGCCCGGACGCACCCTTCACGAGCACACCGCCACCACCGGCGAGCTCGGTCGCGCCGAGCGCACCCACACCAGCCGCCGCGCCCGCGGCGCCAGCGCCCGCTGCAGCCTCCGCTCCCGCCAGCCGCGCCTGCGCCGCAGCATCAGCGTTGCCCGCCCCGGCAGCGGCCGTCTCAGCGCCCGTGAGCCACCCCAGCGCCGTCTTGACGCCCTGCCACGTCGCCGCAGCCCCGAACGCCTTGATCGAGACGAGCAGCCCAGCGAACAGGATCGCGAGCGGCTTGGAGTGCTGCAGCACGTCGTCGAGCCCTTCGATGATCGGGGTGAACGCCCGCATCGCCGTGGTGGTGAGTTCCACCAGCGCGGGCGCCACGGCGAGATACGTCGACCCGAACGCCTTCAGCAACGGCAGCAGCACGTGGCCGAGCGCTTCGATCTGTTCCTTGTGGACAGCGAAGATCGACCGGATCTGGCCTTCGCCCTTCGCGGAGTGCTCCCATTCGCGCAGCCGTTCAAGGGCGTGCGTGAGCCCAGTGACGATCGCACCAGCCTGCCCCTGGGACTGGTGGAAGAACCCGTACAGGTCCTGGCCGACGACCTTGATCAGCGCGGACCACATCCGGAAGTCAGCGACGAACTTCCCGACGATCTGTTCGAGCTGGCTGTTGTCGAGGTTGTTCAGCCGCGAGAAGAGATGGTCGAGCATTTCGGTCAGTCCGCCCGTGTACCTGGACGCGATCTGCGTCAGCCGCGCGAAGAACTCGAACCCCTGCGTGCCGGCATGGATCGCGGTCGGCAGCTTGGTCCTGAAGCTGTTCTCCAGTTCGTTCCATATGCCCACGCCCTGCGGGCCCTGCAGCCACGAGAACAGCGGCTTGATGCCCTGGTTGACGATCGTGAGGTTTTCCTGCGCCGCCACCGCGACACGCGGCACGAACGAGTGGCCGAGATCAACGACCTGCTGCAGCACCCCAACGGCCTGCACCCGCGCCTGGCTCGTCGCCTTGTCCCAAAATTCGTTCAGGGCGCTCGCGGACTTCGCGAGCCCGAGCTCGGCCTTCACCCCCGCCGTGTTCCCCAGCGCGGCCATTTCGAGGTTCAGTTCGTGCGTGGCTTCCTTCGCCTGGATGCTCCCGACCCCGTACTTGGCCTGGGCTTCCTGGACCTTCTTGTAGCCTTCGGCGAGCGCCTTCGTGTCCGCGATCGTGCTCTTCAGCACCCCGAGATCCGAGCCGCCGCCGACCGCGAGCTGCCCCGCACCGCCGAGCCCCAGCAGGCCAGCGCCGATCCCGCCGCCGACAGCCGACCCGCCGAGCCCAAGGATCGTCGTGAGGATGTGCTCCGCGCCGAGGCCCGCGAACCCACCGAGAGACCCGAGCGCCGCCGTACCCGCCACCAGGCCACCACCGCCCATCAGCAGCCGCGAGAACGTCCCCCCACCATCACCACCGCCACCGGAGCGGTGAAGGCCGCCGCCCATCCACCACGGCAACGGCACGAACGAGAAGCCACCACGGCCTCCCCCGCCTCCCCCACCTCCGCCTCCGCCGGGGCTCACCGCGACGGGCGGGACGACCCCGCCACCACCACCGGAGCCACCCGCCGCCGTGCGAATGTCCGCCGCAGCTCGCTCCGTCGCCGCGGCGTCCTCACCGAGCGCGTTCAGCACACGCTGGATCGACCCCTGCGTGGTGAAGTCCAGGTCCTTGCGGCCCCGCAGCTGCTCGAGGATCGCGATCGTGTTCGCACCCGAGTCAGTCGGCGCAGGCTCCGGGGCAGCCGCAGCCGCCGCCGTCGAGCCCCCGCTTGTCGCCTCTTTCGCCGCGAGGACTTCGCGCAGCAGATCGGACTGCTCTTCGCGGCTCGCCGCGCGCACAGCGTTGATCAGGTCGCGTTCGGACATGCCCGCGACAGCCGTGTGCTGCGTCGGCTGAGCGCTCGCACCACCCGCGGGCTGATCGGACACCGCCGCACCCAGCGACCCCAGCCCCAGGCGCGACCCCGCCTCGAGCACGAACGCGATCGGGTTAGACCGGCCGCCCGCAGCCTCCGGCCCATGGATGCCCCATATCGCGCCGGGCCCATGCGCGGGCGCGCCGCCGCCACCCCTACCGGGAAGCGCGGCGAGGATCCGCTCCAGTTCGGTGGGCCCCAACGACGAAACGGGCGCGCGCGCACCCTCTTCGGGCACGAGCACACCCGCTCGTGGATGCAGCACGCCGCCGGCAGCGACAGCCTGCGTCGCGCCGACGTGCGTCTGAATGTTGGTGTGCAGGCGGTCCAGCATCGCCTGCATCTCTGCGACCGCCGTGGCTACACGGGCCTTCGCGGCGGCGAGGTCACGATCAAGAGGAGCGAGGTCCGCGCCGAGATCAAGTGTTGCCTCACCGAGGAGCTCTCCTGCCATCGTCACCTCCCTTCGCTTGTTTGGGCGGATCCTGTGCCGCCGGTTCCTTTCGCACGCCGATCCCCATCGCCTGCAACTGGCTCGAGGACGGCCGCCTACGCCGCTTGCCGCCCGTCACCTGGCGCTGCATCGAGTCCAGGTACTGGGCGCGTGGACGCTCCTCCATCATCAGGCCACCAGCCGCGATCAGCGCCTGGTGCAACTCGATCGCACGCTCGGCCTGCAGCCGTGGCAGCATCGTCGCGTACGCCTGCAGCCACGGCTGGGGCACGTCCTCCCACGCCCCGAACTTCGGGTCACACGCCCCGTAGAACGCATGAAGGCGCGGGATCAGGTCGCCATAGTCGACTCGATCGCCCGCGCCACGCCCGGCGTCATCGCCTGAAGCGCCCTCTCTACCCCGGCTGCGTCGCCGCTGAAGAGCGCAATTTGAAAATGCTGGACCACCACCTGCTTCTGCTTGTCGTTGAAGTGCGCCCGAATCTCCGGCGGCGCAATCAGGACCTTGTTGAACAGCTGGTTCAGCCTCTGCTCGAGCTTCGCCCGCTCCGCTTTTTTCAGCGCCTCCGGCGAAGCCATCAGCCGCCCGTACTCGCCGACTTCTGAGCGGAACTGCTGCTCTTCAGCGACGCCCATCTCCTCGGGCACCTTGATCTCGTACCGCGTCGGCTCCTTGCCGGCCTTGCGCTCCTCTTCGGTGCGGAACAGGATCGACGGCCTGGTCGGTGTGGCGTACTCCTCCATCTCAAGGACGGGATCGTCCTCGACACGCTCGACCGGCTCCTCGAGCTCTGCGGGGTCCTTTGCTGCTGTGGTCACTATGCCTCCTTCGGCTATGTGTGGGTGTGTATAGACCTGGTGCTACTCGGCGGGCAACGTAGCCTGTGGCTCGGCGTCACCCGCCTGGACCTGCTCGCCGGCGTCGTTCTCTTCAACGAGACGCACACCGAACGCGGCCCACTTCTCGCGCAGCGCTTTCAACTGCTCGCTGTCCGCGCGAAGCCGCTCGCGTGCGGCGCGAATCCTGCCTCTCTCGCGCCGCACGCTCGTCTGTAGACGCTCGGCCTCCGCTCTCGCGTCGGCCTCAGCGCCGGCTATTCCTGCGCCGCGAATTCCGCCCACTTCCCGGCTTCGATTTCGAGCACGTCGAACTGCAGCGCGAGCATCGCCGGACCCGCTTTCAGCGAGAATTTCGGCGCCGGGTTACCCGACTGGCAGCACGCCGAGATCTCATACTGGCCGACGTGCGCTTCGTTCAGCGTCGACGTGCCCCGCAGAACCATCGCGTAGTAGTGCAGTTTGATGCCTCGTTTGAGCTGGAAGCGCTGTTCCGCGTTCGCTCCCGTGATCGTCGTCACCGCCGCGCTGTCCATGATCAACGCGTACTGCTTCGGCGAGAGATCGACGAGTTCGAACGCGACGCTCATCGACTCTTCCGTACGCCATTTCTTGCGCGGCGACACAGCACCGCAGGACACGAACGCCTGCTGCGTCTGGCTGTGCGTGACCGTCACGCCCGAGTCGTTGTAGTTCAGGTCGCCCGAGGTGCCGATCTTCGTCCACGTCGACGGGAACGTTTCTTCCGCGGTGGAGAGTTTCGGCATGGCGGTGCCCACCGCAGCAACCCACGCGGTGAACGGCGCTGCGATGACTTCTGCAAGTTCAGCTGGCATCAGCGTCTCCTGTCTCGTTGCTCTTCCGCGAGCCCTTCGACTCGCCCTGGGACGCTATGCCTGATCGGCTATGCGAGGGGTCCTTCGTATGCACCCGGATCTCCGGGTTGTTCAGCAGCTCGTCGGCGGCCTCCTGGTCGACGTCGAACGTGTCGCCGGCCTCGAGGAGCTCACCGTCTACCTGCAGAAGGTCGTTCGGTTTCTGCGGCCACCACTGGAGTGTGGGCATCTTCCCTCCTACGGGAGTGTGTTGAGTGAGTGCATGACCTGGGCAGACACGAGCGCGAACGGCCACAACGCATCCGGTTCGATCGCCGAGCTCGCGCCACCGGAGATCCGTGCCCAGTACAGCTTCAGCGGCCCACCGGGTTCACCCTGCCCGATCCGCTGGGCCCGCATGTTCTTCAAGGCGCGCGCGACCTCACGGCCGAGCGCCTCGCCCTCCAGCCGCGTCGACCCGTAACAGATGCAGTCGATACGGCTGTCCATGACCTGCAGGTTGCCGCGGCCGAACATCGCGCCACCGCCCGCCGGGCGCACCACGATCGCCGTACCCGGCATTTCCTTGTCCTGGCCCTCCTCGAGGTCCGGCCGGAAGATGCGCCCGTCCGTGAGCGCATTGACGACGTCGTCGAGCCGCAGGAACTGCGCGATCCCCATCGTCGGGTCCGCCGCTGTGAGCGTCGTCATGGCATCGACTCCCCGCGGAACGCCGCACCGATTCGCACCCCGAGCAGCGGGTACTCCTCGTCCGCGGCCGGTCGCAGGAACGGCCGGGGCGCCATCTTCGGGCCCACCGGGTCCGGGATGGCGTCCATGTCGCCACCGCCCATCTGCTCCCGCTCGACCGCCGTCGGCCCGGCCATGCTCGTCCCGATCTCCAGGAACAGCGACTGCTTCGCCGTCGCGCCCCACTGGCCATGCACCCGGTCGTCCTCCTCCACCGCCTCGGTGAACACCGCGATAGAGCGGCTCTCGTCGCCCGTGCGGTCCGCGTAACGCTCATAGGGCTGCGAGGCGGGCGGATACTCCGGATGGTTCGCCTCGGCCTTCTCCGCCGCTTTCTCGTTCGTCACGTCGACCCCCACCGCAGCAGCAGCAGCGACCTTCGCCCGCACCTCATCCCCGTACCACTTGATCGTGGCCATCAGGGACGCTCCAGCGACAGCTCGACGTGATCTTCGTACTCGTTCACAGCGATCACCCTGAACGGCCCTTCGAGCGTCTGGCCGTTCGTGGGGTCCACGACCTTCGCGAGCCGGTCTTCGTTCGTCACATCCGTCCCGAGCGGCACAGCCATGTCACCACCGGTGACGTTGATCGTGGCCTGCGGCCGCGCGAACTGGGCAGACGGCGACTTGTCCGAAGACTTCGACCCCTTCCACCACCACATCCGGCACGGCACTTCCCCCGACGGCTGCCAGTCGACAGCCATCTTCCCGCCCGACCCGTCGACAGTCCCCACGTCACGTTCGAAGTGAGCGACCTGCGTCAGGATCTGCTCGAGGGTGTAGTCGAGCACTCAGATCTCACCCTGCGGCAGGATCGGGTTGGTCCGCGACCGCACGTGCGGCTCCATGAACTGGTCACGGTGGAACGCGGGCTGCACCCGGTCGCGGTCCGAGCGCAACGCCTGCTTTTCAGCACGCGACCGGCCACCCACGAACGGCTCGCCCGAACCCTGCGCGCGAGCGCGGAGCTCGGCCGCCCGTTCCGTGTACCCCGCAGCCTGCTTGCTGTACGTGACCTGAATGCTCCCGACGACGGTGTCCGCCTGGGCGGAGAACCGGCGCGCGAGCACTTCACAACAGCGAGCGGCCGCACACAGCAGACCGCGGGGTTCGGGCGGGCTGCCCGCTTCCTGATCGATGGCGAACTGGATCTCCTCATCCCGAAGGAGCGGCTTGCGCGAGTCGATGTCCTGCATCTCGAACCGCACGAAGTCCTTCGGGTTGGCACCGGGATTGCCCGAGTAGCTCCACGCCACGGCCGGCCTACTTCCCGGCCGCTTCGATCGCCTTCATCACCTCGGACTTGTTGCCGAGCTTCGCAGCGTCCTTCACGCCCACGCTCTTCGCATGGGCGTTCAGGGCCTTGCGGTCCATCGACTTCAGGTTCGGGCCCGTGTCGGCCTTGCCCCCGTCGTCTGCGGTCCCGTCGTCTGCGGTCCCGGCGTCGTCCGTCTTCTCCTCGGGCTCCTTCCCGGCACGGAGAGCGGCGATCTCCTTCTGCGCATCCTCGAGCGCTCCCTCGAGCTGCTTGATTCGCGCCTGGTACCCCTTGGCCATCTCCGCCGCATCCTCCTCGGTGCGCACCTGCGCATCGAGGTCAGCGATCAGGCCCTGCCGAAGCAGGAGGTTGTAGTTGCGGCCTGGCTCGTCCGGGACCTCATCTCCCGGTTCGAGGCGCGCCTCTCCGAAGCGCAGCCGCTTGAGCGCGACGTACATCGCTCAGGTGCTCACGCACGCGCCGAAGAACTCGGCGAGATCGGGAGCGGTGATGCCCTGCGTGAACGCGGTGCGGCACTGGATGATGTCCGAGTGCGCGAGCTCTTCGCGCCCCCGCTCCAGGATCCCACCGAACGCGTTGTCCAGCCCCGGGAGGAGACCGGTCCACGCGAACGAGTAGCCCGCGCTGGGCTCCGCGATCGACGGTGCCGGCGCCGCGTACACGAGCAGCGCCGCCTTGCGGTTGACGATGAAGTTGATCTTGTCAGCTTCACCCTCCGCGTTTTCGTTGATCACGCCACCCGGGATGAGCACCTTGTCCACGTCGAACAGCTCAGCGAGGATCTCAGCGGTGACGATCCCTCGCTGCGTGAACTTGATGCGTTCCACGACGGCGGGGTGGTTCTTCAGGACCCGGTAGGTGTCCTTGCCGAGCACCAGGATGTTCGGCTCGTACCCCGTCTTCGACTCCACGTCGATGCGGCGCTGGTCGAAGAACTCGATCGGTTCCGAGCCCGCCTGGTCGAACTGCAGGAACTTGCCGACCGCTTCTTCTTCTTCGACTTTGGAGGGGGCTTTTTCCTTGCCTTCCCATTCGGTCGTCCACACGCCGGCCTTGAAGTATTCCGCGGCCCACAGCCGGTCGCGGTGGATCATGGCCTGCGTCCGCAGCAGACGCTGCGCCGCGTGGTCGGGCTCGAGCGAGTCAACGTCGTAGTTGGCCCGCTCGCGGTCGTCGATCGCCTTCTCGAGCGCTTCCTCTTCGATCGAGTAGTGGCCCTTTTCGGTGCCGTACCCGATCTGTTTGGGACGCCCGCCCATCGGACGCGCCGCGAATTCGTCGCGGTAGAAGTACCCCTTCTTGTAGACGGGGTAGTTGTCCGATTTGTTCGTCACAGGGACGGTCGGGAACACCTGGCCGGCGACGAACTTGGACTCCTCCTGAGCCCAGACGATCGCCATGTCGGTCAGGTAGTGATCGATGTGGAGATCGTTTGCTGATGGCTGAGCTGCCACTTGGTTCACATCCTTCCTGGGTGGCCCGCATGCGGACCTATCGATGACTTGGGTGGATGGCTATGACCAAGCGGCCTATGCCGGGGTGCTGCATGCGGCCCAGCGTCAGCCGGTGGCGCCCGCGGGGAACGAAGCGACCGAGCAGATCGCACCGTTCTTCGCGAGTTCGAGCGCGATCGCGCACACGTGCTTTTCTTCGGTCGCTTTGACCAGCTTGCCTTCGTTGTTGACCTTCAGCTTCCAGCCCGGTTTGACTTCTTCGCCCACCGGAGCCTTCGTCTGCAGCGGCACGACGACCGTCGCCGCTTCACCCGATTTCGGGTTGTTCAGCAGGGAGAACGCGGGTTCCCCTGCTTTCGCGAGCACGACCTTGCCTTCGGTGTTGATCGTGACCATAAAGAACTGCTTGGCCGAGAGGTCTTCCCCGGCCGGGAACGTCATCACGTCGTGCGGGTCGATGTTCGTACCCGCACCTCCTGCCAGCGGCGGGAGGGTGCCGTGCTCGGCGCGGTAGCGCGCGAGGTAGTCCTTCAGCGACTCGTTGCTGTGTGGCTTCACGTAACTCAGTCCTTTCTGAGGTTCGTCGTTGAGAGCGAGGGCGCCCTAGGCGTTCGCCGGCGCTTTCCCGGCGCCGAGCTCGTTGTGGATCTGCCGCATGAGCTCGGGGTTCTCCTTGCGCACGCGCTCTTTGGCGGCGCTCTTCGAGAGCGACGTGTCCGCCTTGCGGAGCTCGTCCACTTTCGCCTCGAACTTCGCGAGCGCGCTGTCCGGCGGGGGACCCTCGCCACCCGCACCCTGCTCCTTCAGCAGGTCGCTCTCACGCAGCTGCGCCGCGGCGGGCGTCAGCACGCTCTTCTCGAACTCGGCCCACGCCTCGGGCGCAGCCTCCGCGAGCGACTTCAGCACCGGGCCGACCTCGGCCGGCTTGCCGGGCAGCCCGCGCAGGTCACCGGACTCGGCCTTGGCGATCCACTCGCCCGTGACGCGCGTGTCACGCTCGGCCTTCGCGATGTCGTGCGCCGCTTTGGCCTCCTTCTCGGCCTTCTCGAGCGCCTCGGCGTTCGCGGCCGCGTCCTTCTCGGCCTTCTCCACGATCGCGCGGACCTCGGGCGAGAGCTCGTCCTTGTTGATCGGCTTGGGCTCGTCTTTCTCGTCCTTCTTGACGGGCTCCTCCTTGGCCTTGGCGATCGCCTCGTCACGTTCCTTGTTGGCCTTCTCCACGGCCGCCTGGGCGTCCGCGGCGTCCTTCTCTGCCTTGTCGACGAGCTCCCGCACTGCGGGGTCCAGCTCGTCCTTGTTGATGGTGTCCGGCATGTCGGGTCCTTTCGTAAGCGCGCCCTCCGCCTTGTAGAGCAGGAAGCGCTGTGGCTGGTTCGGGTTCTGCGCGGAACGCTGCGCGGCCCGGTCGACGAAGCTGACCAGACCAACGTGCACGTCTCGCAGCTGGTTCGGCATGTGGCCTCTCCCTTCGCTAGGCCGCGATCGGCGTGCGCACTCCGGTACCTGCGATCGAGAAGCCAGTGCGCTTGCCCTCCTCGATCTCCTGCTTCAGGACCGGGTCGTGCACCTGCCACGCCTGGACCCAACTGCCCGCCGTGACCGTTTCCTCGGTCCCGTCGGCCATCTTCACGACGAAGTCGCACGGGGCGATGTAGTTCTCGATCAGGTCCGCCTTGACCACCGAGCCGTCGTGCTGAACGTCTGCTTGGCGCGAGAGCACCATGAACTCGTGGCACGCCTTCTCGATGTCCTCGGCGGCCAGCACGTCCTTCTGGACGTCTTCGCGGTCGGGCGCGAGCACGACGCCGTACACCTTCCCCTCGCGCTCGCCCTTCCACAGCGACACGTCAGCGCTCCACTCGTCCGCGGGCTCCTCGGCCTTCTCGGTCGCGCCCGCGAGCGGGTTCGCGATCCCGAGCGCCTTCGCGCGCCGTGAGATCAGCGCCTTCGCGGCACCCACGTCCCCGTGACCGGAGCGCGCGAGCACCGCCGCCGCTTTCACGTCCTGCGCCGTCTCGATCGGGTAGGACACGTGCCCGTCCGACCCGCGGAGCGCCTTGCCTTCTTTCGCGAGCTGCTCGCGCTTGGCCTCCGGGATGTCGCGCTTGAAGACGAGGTCTTCGAGCTTCTGCAGAGCCTCGGTATCCACGGCACCTCCCTTGCGGCGCCGCTTCTTCTTCGCGGCGCCGCCCATGTAGTGATCGGTGTGGAGCGCGTCCGCTCCCGGCTCGGCGGCCATCAGGAGATGGCGAAGATGAGACCGTCGAGGAACACTTCCTGGCCTTCGGTCACGGCCACGGTGACCTTCACGACCCCGTTCGCTTCGATGATCAGCTTGTTGCCCGTCGACGTCGTGGCTTCCAGGCCCGACACCGCGTCGATGATCCGTTTCGCGACGGGCCGCAGCGCGGCGGGGAGCGTGAAGAGCGTTTCGCCGGCCGCGAGGGTCTGGCCCGCTTTCACCTTCAGCACACCGCGAAGCTCACCGCGCTGCGCGTTGTCGGTCGTGCGGCCCGCGTCGAGTTTCGCGGCCGTTTTTTCGACCTTCGCGCCGAGCGATTCGAACGCTTCCCATTCCGTCGGGATGATCGCGTTGATGATTTCTTCGAGCTGCTCGATCGTGTCAACGACCTCGCCTTTGCGTGACAGCATGAGAGTGTCTCCTTCGTCTGAGATGGGCTACCGCGAGCTGACCCGCAGCAGTTCGAGTTCCTGTTCCGCGCCGGCGGCTTTCACGATGGCGGTGAGCGCCTGGCCCTCGCCGAGAGCCACTTCGAGCACGCCGTTGCCCGGCACTTCCCAGCCCGCCGCTTCCGTCGCGACCGGTTTGGGAGCTTCCGTCGGGGTCGGGCCGTGTGCCCCGACCTCGTAGAAGACAGCGGCGGTGGCGGTCTTGTTGCGCACCAGCACCTTGCCGGGGCCGCGGACAACCTCAGACGCGGCGGCGGCGTTCACTTTCGCTCTCATGCTCGGCTCCTTGGCTCGTAGAGGATCTGCTCGGGACGGTCGCGGTAACCGTCGATGCGAGGGTCCCCCGTCACGAACAGCCCGAAGCCACCCCATGTCTGCCCGGCGAACGGGCCCTTCGCGAACGTGTATCCGGCCATGAACTCCTCGTCGCGGTAGACGATGCCCTGCAGGTCGGGGATTCGGCGCACGCCCTCGCGAACCTCCGCGTTCGCGGTGTCGTGCACCAGGACCACGGTGCGCTGACACACCGGCGATCCCAGCAGCGCCAGCAGGTCCCTCTGCACACCATCCGCGGTGTGGTCGCCGTCGACGAGCGCGAAGTCGACGTCGCCGGGGCACTCGTCCTCGAGCCACGCCGGCAACGTGACCGCGCTGTCACCGGCGTGGAAGCGGACGTGCGGCTCGAGCCCGACGAGCTCCTTCAGGTCGAACGCGTGTACGCGCGCGGAGTGGCGCGCGAGCCGCGCGAGGCTGCCGCCCTCGGCCACACCGACCTCGACCGCGAGCTTCGGCCGCAGCTGGCAGAGGATGCCCTCCAGCGCCGCGCGCTCGGCGAAGCTCATCTGCGTGCGCTGGTCCTTCAGCAGCGGGATCGGCGCGTTCGCGAGCGGCCGCGGGATGTTCCCGTTGGCGTGGCTCACTTCGGGGTGGCGGTCACGATCCGCGTCCCGAAGTTCGTGTCGTGCACACGCACTTCGTAGGGCTGGCCCGGCGTGAGACCGCGGAACGTGTCCGTGCGTTCCGCCGGCGCGAGTCGGGAGTACGTCCACGCCGACAACGGGTGCGTCACGGGCCGGATCCCCATGAGCCATTTCGAGGTCTCGCCGCCGTCACGCCACTGCGCCGTGATCGACCCTTCGCCCGCGGTCCCCGTCAGCACCGGCGGCGGCGCCGGCCCGGAGATCACAGCGTTCGCGCTGTGTTCCTGGCTCGAGACCTGCAGCACACCGGTCTCTTCGATGCGGCCCGGTGTCGTGTGCGGCGCACTGAAGGTGCCCTGCCCGAGCTCGCCGTGCAGGTTGAAGCCCCAGCTGAAGCCGAGCGCACCCGTCCACGCGAACGCGAACCCCGCACCGGCGTTGATCCCTTCCACGCCCGCGAGCCCCGGCACCTGCACCGGGACCTTCGAGCACGGCCGCGACCCAGTGCCCGCCACGACGCACGTTTCGGGGCCGGTGCCGACGCCGAGCTCGCCGACTTCGTTTTCGCCCCACGTGAAGACGTGGCCGCCGGCGATCGCCATGCTCTCGTCATCGCTCGTGGAGACCGCCGTCACGCCGGCGAGGCCCACCACCTTGTGGAACGTGCCGGTGACTTCGAGGGCGCCGTCTCCGAGCTGCCCGTAGCGGCCCGCGCCGTCCGCTTCAACCGTACCGTCGGTGCACAGGATCAGGATGTGCACCGCCTTGGTGGGGTTACCGCCCGCGGCAACATCGGCGACGGGGCAGTGCGCGGGCATCGGGGCAGGCCGCGTGTGTTCGCCTGCCGGCGGCCCGAGCTCCCCGGCCTTGTTCTGGCCGAACCCGAGCAGCTGGCCGCTCGAGGTGAGCACGATGTTGTCGGGGCCGCCCGCCCACACCTTCACGACACCGGCGAGATGTTCGACGAGTTCAGGGGTGGGCTGCCCGTATTCGATCCCGGTTTTCAGGCCCTTCGCGGTGAACCCATTGCCGCCCTGCCCGTACCCGTCAGAGCCGCATGTATAGACGGTCCCCGCGGTCGTGCGCGCGATCAGGTGCGCGCCACTCGCGGACACTTCCGCGATCCCGTGCAGCAGCGTCGGCTTCGGGCTCGCGTTGACATACCGGATGCTCTTGCGGCCGTTGCAGTCCTGCCCGTAGTTGTCGCCGCCCCACGCTTCGACGGTCCCGTCCGCCATGCGGGCGTACCCGTTGTTGGAGCCCGTGACGACTTCGACGGGCGGCGCCTGCAGCAGCGTGGCGACGGCCAGCGTGTTGCCGCCGGTGTAGCCCGCGCCGAGCGGGCCATGCGAGTTTTCGCCCCAGCCCACGACGGCGGCGGACGCCGGCGCGGCGAGGGTCAGCAGGGCCGTGGCGAGCACGGCGAGGACGGAACGTCTCACGGGTCTCCTCTCAGACATGGGCGTAGGGGTCCTTGAACGGACGCTCTTTGGCGGTGGTTCGCACCGCGCGCTGCACAGCTTTGAACGCCTCCATGCGCATCCATCCACGGAGGTACTTCAGGCGGGCGTTCTTGACGTTGCGGCCCGCGCTCGCGGGCACCCAGGCTTCGGCGCCGCGGTACGCCGCTTCGAGCGCGGCCTGTTCGATGTCCTCCGCGGGCACCAGGCCCCCGTGGATCCCGCCGAGCATTTTCGCGAACACCCGCAGCGCCGCGAGCTCCTCTTCCGTGATCGCCTGCTGCGCACGGCGGTGCTCGTTCATGCGGCGCTTGGCCTGCATCGCCACGAGGTCCTGCACGGGGCCGCAGCCGAGAACCGCGATGCCGGCGAGCGGGTCGCTCACGGCGCGGGGGTGAGGGTCCGGCCTTGCGCTTCGAACGGCGCGGGGGTGAGGGTCCGGCCTTGCGCTTCGAACTGCGCGATCGGCTCGCACCCGGTCACGGTCTTGCCGTGCGCGTTGATGTACGTCTGGTGCTTCACGCACAGCGTCGGCGGCTTCAGGTTCACCGGCGGCGCGATCGCCGACGCGAGTTCCGGCGCCGGCGACACCACTTCGGCGTGGCTCGGGATCGCGTGCATGAGCAGCACGAACGCCGCGAACCCCGCGAGCCACGCCACCACCTGCAGACGCACGCTCATTTCGAGAAGGTGCCCTGCACGGCGAACCCAGGGTTCGCCGTGACTTTCGATTTCGACGTCACGACACCCGTGGTCGCGATGTTCAGGTTGATCGTCGCCGCCGTGCTCGTGCTCCCCACGACGACCGTTCGTTCATGTTCGGGACGGTCAGCGGCCGGCAGCTTGAAGATCGTCCCCCCGGAGTTCACTTCTTCCGACGTTTTGGCGACCATGCCACCCCGCAGGTAGATCAGCCCGTTCAGGTTGGCCGCTTCGACGTGCGCCCCATATGCGGTGATCGGTTCGAGTTTGGCGTTGAATTCTTCGACTTCGGTCCAGGTCAGCGACGAGGAACCGCAGCCCGTGCACGATTCGACGGTGAGCGCCCCGTTGATCGTCACCGCTTTCGTGCCGGTGAGTTCACCTTCGATCAGCTGTTTCGCACCGGACCCGTTGCCGATGATCAGTTTGTTCGCGCACGTCGTGAGTTCCTGGCCCACTTTGTTGCCGATCAGGTCACAGAAGCCTTCACCGGTTTTCACTTTGTTGCCCGCGGCGAACCCGAGCTCGACCATGCCTTCGACCGATTCGTTTTCCGTGCCCGAGTAGTTGCCCACCGCGACGTTGTCGTTGCCGCTCGTCAGTTCGCGGAGACATTCGGTGCCGAGGCACGCGTTTTTTTCGTGGGTGACGGTCGATTTCGCGGTGTTCTTCCCGAACTCCGCCTTGCGGCCCACACCGACGTCTTCGTGCCCGGTCGCTTTCCCTTCCGTCGGGCCACGCCCCGCTTCAGCACCGACGAACGTCGAGTCGTGCCCTTTGGTGAGGTGCTGGCCGACGTCGTTGCCGATCAGGGTCTCGCGGAAGGATTCGCTGCCGGTTTCGGCTTCTTCCCCTGCGGCGGTCCCGATGGCGGTCTCGCCTTCGAGTTCGGTCGCGAGCCACATGTTGTCGTCGCCGACGAGGACGTTGTATTTGCCTTTTTTGTAGGCGTTCCCCGCCTGGTAGCCGATGCAGTCCGTGCTCGACGCACCGGTTGTCGCGGCTTTGCAGGACTGCACCCCGTAGCCGGTCATGAATTCGGCCGCGGTGCCGGCGACGTTCAGCGATTCTTTCCCGCCCGCGAGGTTCGTGCCCGTTTCGACGAGCGCCCCGCCACCCGCGGCGCACCACACGAACGAGGTCCCGGATTCGTAGCAGAGCCGTTTTTCGGCGGCGGGCGTGCCGGTCGCTTTCACGGCGGTGGGCGTGACGGTGCTGGCGCCGAAGCTCGATTCGACCGTTTTGCCCGAGGCGCCAGAGACGAATTCGCCTTCGGCCTTCGTGGCTGCGGTGCCGAGCCCGAGGTTAGTGCGGAGCGTCGGTTTGTTGCCCGACGTGAAGGCCGCGCCCGTCAGCGCTTCTTCGATTTCGGCCTGCGTTTTGCCGCCACCCCCACCGGTGATCGTTTCCCAGTGGGTGTTGTAGTTGGCGTTCGACGCCTTCGTCAGCGACTGGCCCGTCGTGCCGCCCGCGGGGAGCACGCCGTTGGGGACCGCGCCAAGCTTGTGGTGCACGGGCGCGTGCGAGTTGCCGTGGAGGTTGAGGCCGATGCCCACCCCGAACGCGAAGACCACCAGGGCCACCCCGCAGATCCACGCCAGTGCACGTCTAGTTGACATTCCAGTTGCTCCCATCTGAGGTGAACTCGGCCTGCGAGTACGGTTCGACGCTGGAGAGTTTGATGCTGGCGGCTTTGGCGAACAGCGGCCCGTAGTATTCGCCGCCCGCCGCGGCGATCGTCATGGTCACGGCGATCGCTTCGGGCGCCGTGTTGATCACCTTGAACGTGTAGCCCTTGTACGCCGACGCTTTCGGCAGTTCGACCGTCGCGCTCGAGGTGGTGACGAAGATCGTGGCGACGGGCTGCACCGGTTTGTAGGTGCCGCCCGTCGAGACGGTGTGGTCCCGTTTTTCGGTGAACGCGACCGCCGCGATCAGCGCTTCGACTTCTTCCGCGGTGAGGCCCGTGCCTCCGCCACCAGGCGCCCAGTGCGCCGCCTGCGCGCTCGTCGCGGTCAGCACCTGGCCGGCCGCGGGCACGCCGGTGATCGTGAGGAGTTCGGCGGTCGTCGGGATGATTATCCGGCTGCCTGACATGGTCCCCCTAGAACGTGGTGGCGACGAGCGCGCCGGACGGGTCGAGCGCGAGGTAGACGGGTTCATCGCCCGCTTCGCTGCACCCGCTGCTGTCGTAGAACGCGACCCCCGCGTTCACGCCGTACGTGCTCTTCATCCCGAGCCCCGGCAGCACGACGCGCCCGTCGTCGTCGTTCTGCAGGGTCGCGAGTTCGGTCGAGAGTTCGATGCTCACGCTGGGTCCACCAGCACCGTGACATCCTCGTGCCAGCACGGCGCACCGCACCACTCGTCGCCGCACACGCTGCAGATGAAGTCGAAGTCGCCCTCGTACCTGGCACCCCACCGGTGGCGCACCGCGACATGGCCGGGCACGCACACCATCTGCGTCGAGACGTTCCCGCACACAACCTGCTGCTCGGCCCACAGCTCGACGCCGCTCGCGTAGCGCATCCGGAAGAGGTGCACCGCCTCCGGCGCCGACCCGAACGCCGCGCGCACGATCGCCAGCGCGAACGGGGTATAGACGTCGTCGTCGTCGATGAACAGCATCGCGTCGCCCTCAGCGCGGCCCATCAGCCGGTTGCGGGCCTCGTGCCCCCAAGGCGCGTTGTCGTTGACGTCGACGAGCAGCTCGTCTCCGGGGTGCAGCTGCGGCGAGATCGACTGGAGAGTGCGCTCCAGTGTCGCGCGGCCGCTCGAGGCGACGATCACGGACAGCGTCGGGGTCACGATTCGAGCAGCCTGTGTCCGCCGCCGCCCGCGGGATGGTCGGGGTGGTGGTGCTTGCAGACAGGGTGGCCATGCCGCGGGTTGATGTGCCACTGCAGCCGCGGGCAGCCCCGCATGTGGCAGTTGTGGGTCCGCCACCACATCAACGGGTAGCCGAGCACGAGCACGGCGAACGTCGCGAGTTCGATGAGGCTGTCACCGAAGACGCTTTCCTGTAGGAACTTCACAGCGCCTCCGCGTGCTCTGCGCGGTTCACGCGCGCCTGTTCCCACGCTTCGCACCACCGCGCCGCGTTCACCTCGTAGGTGTGCTCCCGTGCGACGACTTCGCGGGCGACCATCGCGCTCTCGATCCGCAGGCTCTCGTCGATCATCAGCGCCGTGAGCTCGCGCTTCCAGTCACGCGAGCGCCACTTCGCGAGCCGGCCAATGCCTTCCGAGAACAGCCGCTCATACTCGGGTGTGGGCGAGGCCACGAACGGAACGCCACGGGCGGCGTACTCGATGCCCTTCAGGTAGGACTTCGCGCGGTTGAAGGGCGTGTCCGCGAGCGGGACGATCCCGACGTCGAGGAGTCCCAGCCCGCGGTGGTAGCGGTCGACGGGCACGAACCCCGTGTCGTCGGGCTCCTCGCGCAGCCCGAGCTGCTCGTGGATGTCGCGCGCCGCACCCACCACCGCGAACCGCCACCCGTCCGCGCGGTCGAGGGCTTCGCGGACGCCGGCGCCGGGCGCGCGCATGTCACCGACGTGCATGCTCACGTCCCCGGCCCACCCGAGGGTGCGCCCGTCACTGAACCGCTCGAGCTCAAGGATGGACGCCGGGATGCAGTTCGGCAGCACCTGGTAGCGGCCGTGGGGGGCGTACCGGTCCGCGAGCGCCTGCGTGGTGCACGTCACGAGGTCCGCTTTCGCGCACGCGCTCTCGAGGTGCTGCCAGTTCAGGGCGGGCGACGTCGCCGGTTGGAACTCGTGGTAGTGGGGGTGCGTCGGCGGGATCACGGACGGGTCGTCGTCGATGTCGACCACGATCGCGGCGCCGCGCCGGCGCATGCACGCGATCGCCTCCAGCAGCGACGCCTTCGCGGGGCGGGTGAACACCGCGACGTCCTGCTGCACCTCGTTCAGGCGGTAGCCCTCCGCGTCGCCTTTGCGCTGCGGGCGCACGGTGCACACCACGCGGCCGACGTCGTGGCTGGAGTGGACCATGAAGTCCCCGACGAACACGTCGACGTCGAGCCCTTCCGCGCGGGCGACACGGGCGGGCTCCTCGAGCCGGTAGAAGGACGAGCCGTGGGTGTCGGCGGGGAAGACGCGGATGAACATCAGTCGAGCACCGGGGAGAAGGACTGGGTGGAGTCGGGGTGCTGCAGCGCGGCGGCTTCGCGGGCCTCGTCGATCGGGATGATCTCGCCGTCGCGCGGCGCGCCGTCGCCGCCGTTGCCGAGTGCCTGGACCCGCGAGACCTTCCCGGTCGCGTGGTATGCCTCGACGCTGGCCTGACGCTGCAGGTTGGAGGTCTCGGTGCGCGCGATGAGCCCCGAGCGCCATTTCGCGCCGGCGAGACGGAACCGGCCGCGCGGCACGTTCTCGCGGATCCGGGCGGCGACCTGCGTGTGGTTCTCGCCGGCGGCGAGACCGTCCGCGATCGCGCCGTGCACCGCGTCACGGACCTGTGGCTCGAGGTCGCGCACCCGGAGGTGGCGGCCCGAAGACTGGCGCATGCGCGCGAGCGCGCGCTCGTCGATCCTGGCGTCCGCGCCGAGCTGGCCGCGCACGAGGCGCTGGGTGTCCTGCGCCACGCGTCCGGCGTGCACGGCGAGGACTGGCCGCAGCCGCTCGCCGACCCACCGGTTCACGCCGGTGCGCGCGACGACGGCGCCGGCGGCCTGGTCGGGGTTGCGGCGCTTGGTCTGGTCGAGCGACGCGTACGCGCGCGCGGCGTGCGCACCGAGCTCACCGAGCGCACTGTCCATGTCGCGCTCCAGCTGAGAGGACAGCACGCCGTGGCGCTGTGCGAGCTCCTGGGAGAGGTCCAGCACCCCGGTCTCGGCCTTCGCGAGCGGCTCGCCGGTGAGGGGGAAGTCTTCGCGCTGGCCGGCGCGCACGAGCGACATGTGCGTGAACCGCAGCGGCAGCGCCGGCAGCTCCGGGATCTCCCTCGTGGGCTGCTCGTAGCCGAGAGTGATGTGCGGAGTGAAGCCGTGTTCGCTGGACACGGTGTACCCGGCGCGGCCGAGATGGTCGACGAGGTGGTGTCGGGCGTGCGGGAGGCCGGGCACGTCGGGGCTGGCGTATAGACACCGGCCGTCCTGGGTGGCGTTGAAGACACCGGCGCCCTGGATGGAGCCCTCCAGCGGGGCGGTCGACGCCGCGATGCCGCGCACGACGTCCGCGAGACGGTCCGGGTCCTGCAGGTCCGCCGCGGGCCCCAGGTAGGCGAGCGTGAGGTGCAGCTCGGCGGGGTCCTCGCCACCGGTCTGAGCGATCCTGCGCGCGACCTCCTGGTCGGGGTACAGCGCGACCATCGCACCCGTGTGCGATTCGGCCTTCTTGATGTGGTCGCGCTCGGTCGGCTTCGCCGGCGTCCGCGGTTCGTCCGCAGACCGGCCGGGCGTTTTCTCTTCCAGCTGCTTCGGGGGCTGCTGGCCGGGCCCGTCCTCGTTGCCCCACGCCGGGCGCCACTGGCTGTCGTGCGCCGTCGGCGAGGGCTGCGCGGGCGGCATGAGATCGTCCCATTCGGGTTCGGGGAGCGCGCCCGCCCTGAAGAGATGCTCGATCAGGCCCTTCGACCACGGGACCTGCGCGCCGGCGAGCGAGATGTTCGTCAGGAATTCGCCGACGAGCCGCAAGTCGATGCGTCCCGCCGAGGAGTGCCGCAGTTTCGGCATCTTCTTCGGGTGCATCCCGTTCAGCGCCAGCAGCCGCGGGAAGCCGTAGCGGTTGACGACCTCGCACATGAGGTCGAGGATCGCGTCGATCGCGACCCCGAACAGTTCGGCCTTCACGTCGACCATTGCGTAGGAGCCCATGCCGTCCTGGCCGATCGAGAGGAAGTCCGCGAGCACGCTCGTGAGCATCCGGTTTTCGTAGCGGCGGATCACCTCGTCGGTGTCGAGCTGCCGCGAGCCGCCGGTGTTCATCAGTTCGAGCGTCCACTCGCTGTTGGGCTTCACGACGCCCTCGTCCTCGTCGCGGCGGATGTCGCGGACCATGTCCTTCGCGATCTCCAGCAGCTCGCTGTTTTCCGGGGCGAGCAGGTCGACGCCCGGCGGCGGCGCGGCGACGGGGATCCCCGCGAGGTCCCGCTCGATGCCGATCGCCTCGATCGCCTGGATGTTCTGGATCGCGTAGTAGGACGTCCACGCGTTCCGCAGCAGCGACCGGCCCTCCGGGTTCTGGCGGGTCGTCTCGGTGCGGAACAGCATCGCCTTGCCGATCGGGATGATGTGGCGGCCGCCGTGCCAGTCGATCTGTTCCATCGCGCGCAGCCCGGCGTACCCGCGGAACCACCAGCGCATCAGCGTTTCCTGTGCACGAATCGGCAGCTTGCGCCACCCGATGCGACCGTCGCTGTACTGGCTGGAGGGCGGGACGGGGTCGACGTCTTCGCTGCGGACGTCCCCTTCGATGTTGACGTCGAAGTCGTCGAGGATCGTCGGGAGCGGCTCGCCACCACGGCGGTACTTGTAGACCTCCTCGTGGAGCGCCCACCCGTACCCGCACATCGAGAGCGCTTCGCTGATGAAGTCGAGCCACGTGTGCGACATGTCGTGCATGCAGGACTCACAGAACCCGAGGTCCTGGCCGCTGATGGGGACGTCGTCCTCGACGGAGAATTCGACCTGGCGCGCAAGGCTCTTGATCGCGAAGATGATCCCGCCGGCGGTCGGGCTGTTGTCCATCATTTCCCTGTAAGCCCACGCGCCATACCGGCCGCGGAGCTTGGGGAGCCACTCCTCCAGGACGAACCCGCCGTACTGCTTCAGCCCCGAGGTGCCGATCTCGCCGCCGAGCTCGGAGGAGACCTCGCGGTTGGAGACACCGCGGCGCGTGAGCCGCGTGTCCGTGCGGCGGTTGGTCAGCGATACGCGGGTGCGCTGCTTGGGCTCGACGGACCGCACGCCAGCTGGCAGCACGAGCCCGCTGCGAGGCAGCACGGCGCGCGTGGTCGCGAGCCCGTTGCCGTTGCTCGAATTGATCGTCGAGCCGGCCATCAGGGGATGACGAGCTTCCCGTTGCCCGTCGGGACAGCGATCCGGGACGGCCGGATTTCGTCCGCGAGCCGCTCGGCGGCCTCCGTGTCGCTCAGGTCGAGCAACAGCAGCTCGTTGCGGTTGAAGTGGTGGACCGCGAGCATCGGCGTGCCGCCCGGCGTCTCCATCACCTGCATGTGGAACGCCGAGACGATGTGACGGTCGGGCTCGAGCCCCGCGGGCTGCTCGACCTGGTCGGGCTGTGTGTTCTCGTCAGCCAAGGGTCAACCTCCTGGTTGAGGGTTAGCGTCCGAAGCCGGACAGCATGTTGTGGTGTGCGCGCGCGCGCAGCGGCTCTTGCCAGCTGCGGCGGCGCAGAAGGATGGGCGCGCCGACTGTGCCGCCGGCGCCGCGCCAGAGCGCGTGGATCACGGCCTCGCCGACGTCGGGGGACCGGCCGATGCGCTTGCGCAGATCGTCCTTGGACTCGATCTCCACCTTTCCGCTCGAGCCGACCTTCCACCGCGGCGCGATGAGGTCCGCCAGCAGCTGCTCGTCGGGAGGGAGTTGCACGTCGTGGCCGTTGGCGGGGTCCAGCAGGTCCCGGGCGCGCCACCACGCCGCGGCCTTGCAGTCACGGAACTGCAGCTCGCCGGACCGGTCGCGCATCTCCGTCTTCTCGGACGCCTTGAACGCCACCGCGGCGTACCCCTGCTCGCGCAGGCGCGGCGGGATGCCGGCGCCGATCCCGATCGCGTCGACGATCACCGGCGGCTTGCCTTCGGCGCCCTGGAGAGCGATCACGGCGTGGCCGGTCGCTTCCATCACGTCCCCGCGAGGTACACGGCGTATCTCGTCGATCCGCAGGCCGTAGCGGAGGGCAAGGGTGGTCTGGTCGCCGCCTTCTTCAGCGACGTCCATGCCGATGCACGTCAGTTCGGTCTTCTTCGGCCGGTCGTGTTCGTGCCAGCGCGCGACCGCGGCCTCGACCCACGCGAGCGGGATCACACCGTCGGCCTCGTTGGTCGCGAACTCGCCCTCGACGCGGTTTTGGAAGACGGCGGAGTCCTTGCCCCACTGCTTGGCGCGAGCGTCCGCCCACTTCTGCCCCATCCGGCCGGCGGCTTTCACCATCGCTTTGGTGACGTGCACCGCCGTCCAGTCTTCGGTGCCGGGCTTGCGGGCCTGGATGTCGTAGAAGCGGCCGACGGGCTCGCCCGGTGTGGAGCTCGCGATCGCGAACGCCTCCTGGCCGGTCTCCTCGCCGGCCCCGGAGAACGCTCCCTCGGAGGCGTCGAACGTCTCGGCGGGGATCGTCTTCGCCTCGTCGTAGACGTAGAGGAGGCTGTCGGCGTGCGCGCCCTCGATCGTGGCGGGGTCCTCGCACGCGACAGCGAGCGCCTCGCCGTGGTTGAGCCGTAGCCCGAGCCGCATCATCTCGTCCTGTCGGAACGGGTGGCGGCCGATCACTCCCCACCGCAGGCGCATGCTCCACTTGCGCACCTCGGGCCACAGGTACTTCTCCAGCTGACGCCATGCGGACGCGGTCGTGATGATCTTCCAGTCGACGCCGCGCGCGTCGCGGGTGAGCGCGAACCAGAGGATCAGCCACGCGGCGCAGGTCGTCTTGCCGAGCCCGTGCGGGCCACGGACACACAGCCGGCCGTGTTCGACGAGCAGCCCGGCGTTCTCGAGCTGGTAGTCGGTCGGCCCCTCGTTCTCCTTGTGGCGGATGCAGTCGCGGATGAACCCGGCTGGGTCGTCGAAGTATTGCTCGACACCACCGCCGGGCGGGTCCAGCAGGTCCGCCGCGAGCGCGAAGGGGTCAGCGACAGCGGGTGAAGCGAGATCCAACGAGGCACCTCCGGGAGCAGTGTCAGGGGTGCGTGAGACTTAGGCCCCGAGCCCCGGGTTCGCTTCACCATCGCGCTCCCGCTCCGCCCAGGCCACCGGCACCCCCGGTCGTGCGGAGCGTACCACCGGCCGTCTAGGAATCAGAGCGCGCACTTGCGGCGTGCCGCGCGAGCGGTCGCCTCACGCGCGGTCTTCGCCTTGTGGCATGGCTTACACCGGCAGCGCAGGTTCTCCAGGGTGTGCTCGCCGCCGTCCTCGAGCGGGATCTCGTGGTCGGCGTCCCACGCCACCTCGCCGGTCCCGATGTCCTGGTCGACGGTGCGCCCGATCCGCTTCGTGCTGACCGGGACGCCGCAGTCGACGCAGACGAGCGGCACACCATCGCGGCGGGCGACCCTGATCAGCGCGATCCGCGGGTCCCACGTGGTGGAGCGTTCCCACTCCCACCGGCACTCGCGGCCCTCACGCGTCGGGTAGCAGTAGTTGCGCCGCTCGGCGTTCTCGCCGGTCAGCGTGGCGCCACACCAGCGGCAGGTACCGAGCTTCGCGCCGGGGGCCTTCGGGAGCTCGATGACGAACTTGGCGTTGCGACGGGTGCGCGCCTGCTGTTTCTTGGCGTACCGCGCCTCGCAGGCGGCGCTGTCGGCGCACCGCCGGCGCGCGCGGCAGATCCCCTCGGGCCAGCGCTCGAACTGCCACTCAGACGGCGGCTGCCAGTACCAGATGACGAAGAGCGTCCACCGCTTTGCGCCGCACCGTTCGCACTCGCGTTCGCGTTTGCGCTCCCATGCGAGGAACGCGTCGCTGTAGGTCTCGGTCATGCCGCAGCGCGGAGTTCAGCATCGCGCGGGTCGTTGCACGCACGATGCGCCACCCGCATGTTCAGCGGACTGGTCGCCGACCCACCGATCGCCGTGGGCACCACCAACAGGATCGTCGGGCCGAGCCAGTGCGTCGACGCGAGCTTCCGGTCGATCAGGTCACCGCACACGTGACAGGCCCAGCCGTGCGCCTCGCCGATCAGCGGCACCCAGTCCGACCGGTTCGGCCACCGTTTGCGGACGCTGTAGTCGCGGCACGCTCGGGGAGGCTCGACCGGCTCGTCCGGCGGGTCGTACACCACAAACGGGCCGGGCGGCAGCGCCGGGAGCAGGCTCGTGGCGCCGCACCGCGGGCATGCGGGCTGCAGCCGATGGTCGCGGCGCCTCGTCTCGCCGACGTTCGTGCGACAGGTGCAGCAGTAGACCGCCACGACGCCGCTAGGCGACGTGCGCGCCCGAACGCCAGTCGCGGAACGCGCCGCGCACGTGCTGTTCCTCGAGGTCCCGCGAAGCGAACTCCGTCACCTCACGGTCCGGATGCTCGTCCCAGCCCGCCATGAACGCCGCGAGCTCCCGGCTCGTGTCGTCGCCCAGCAGCGGGCACTTCGCGTTCGAGAGGATCCGCGGGCTGTCGGCCGGCATGCACGGCCACACCACCCACGCGATCTCGCTGTCCGGCGCGACCTCCGTGAACCCCTCGTCCCTGAGCATGCACCCCGGCGCCTCGTCCTGCACGCGCTGCCAGATGTTCGCGGTGAGCGCGACCCGAGCGATCGTGGTCGTGTGCTCGCGCCACTCGTAAAACAGTTTGCGCTCGGCGTCGAGGCCCTCCGCCTGGATCTCGTCGACCAGGCGCTCGCACAGCTGGAAGCCCATGCTCCACTGCTTGCCGCGACTCATACCGAGCCCGTCGCGCGCGCCGGCGAGCACCGGCCCGTTCACCACGATCGTGACGATCGGGATCTCGGCGTCAGGCATACGCCCACGGCGGCGCGGGGCAGTCCGGGAAGACCGCGCGCTCGCCGCGCTTGCGCCAGTGCTCGATGATCTGCGCCCGCTTGTGGTCAGTGAACACGCCCCGGATCACGCGCGCCGGGCACGCAGCGAACGCGCGCGCCAGCCGACGGCGGTGCTCGTCGATGGCGTGGTAGTCCTCGTACTCGACTGGCATAAGGCGCCCGGCAGGAATCGCACCTGCGACCTCCCGCTTGATACACGGGTGCTCTGCAACTGAGCTACGGGCGCGCGGTGCCGGCATCGTACTACCGGGGTCGCACGGACACGCGACGAAACCGCCACGGGTGAACGCCTGGCGCACCGGGCTCCACAGCGTTCTTCCCGAGGCGGGTGACGGTGAAGACGTAGGCGATGTGGTCGTAGTCGCTGCCGCGGATCTCGTCGATGCGGTAGCACGATCCGGAATCGGTGCGCAGGAAGTCACCCTCGACGGGTGGCTCGGGTGGCCACCAGTAGCACCGGAACACGGCGGTCGTGCCAGCACTCACCCGTGCCGCCTTGCGGCCTCGACGGTGTCGAAGTTCAGGATGCGCTGCTTCGCGACCTCGAGCGACAGGCCGTACTCCTCCGCGGACTCGACGAGCACCTTGCCAGCCTCCGGAGTCGGCACGATCGACCCGCCGACCTCGATCGCGACGCCGAGCCTCATCAGCTTGCGAATGCGCAGCGTCTCCGGGATCAGCGGCGGGAGACGGTACCCGTTGATCTGCAGCTGGCGCCCGTCGACGGTGACAGCGCCGCTGGCCAGCACCACGAGCATGAAGAAGTCCTCGCGCAGCAGTGTCCCCTCGCGCACGCCCGGGATCATCGGCACGCCGCGACGGCTCACCAGTGCCGCTCCAGCCACGCGACCAGCGCGAGCAGCCCGCCGAAGAACACGGCCGCGATCGCCACGATGATCAGGAGGTCCACACCCCACCGTCCGGGTGCGCGGCGTGCAACCGTTCACCGCCGTTGAGCGCGCACTCCACACACACCGTGCGCGTCACGACATGGTCGTCCGGCGGCATGCGCATCTGGTACGGGCCGCTCTCGCGCGGCACCCCGCAGATGTCACACCGGCCGTACGTGAGAACCCCCGTCGCGAGCAGCGCGGCGCGCAGCGTCTCGCGGTCCACGAAGTAGCACAGCGGCCTGCGGGCGGTGATCGCATTCATCGCGGCCGTGTCGAACTTCGCGTGGCCCGTCCCGTCCCATGACGGGTCGATCGCGCGGACCAGCGGGTCGCCGGCGAGCGCCGCTTGCACCAGCTGCATGCCGAGCACCGCGATCCCCTTCGGCCACTGCTCCCGCAGATGCTCGCCGTGGGCGGGGCATAGCAGCCGCTTCGAGTCGATCAGCACGGGCTCACCTTCGGGCTTCATGTCACGTGCGCAGGTCGTGGATCCGCAGGCCACCGCCGCGTGGCCCCACAGTCGCGAGCAGCCCGTTCCCGACGTCGATCACCGCCGCACGATGAAAGCACCCGAGCGACTCAGCGAGCCGTTTACGCTCGGCGCCGCGCAGCAGCCGCGCCTGCCCGTACTCCCGCTCGAGCTGGGCGACCACTGCGAGCACACCGAGGCCCACGTCGCGCGGCGCGCCGTCGCCTACACGGGTCTCGGCGTCGTCTCTCACGTGAGCGCCATCAGGCGAGCTCGTCCAGCTCGGCTGCGAGATCATCATCGACTGCGTACGGGAACACCTGGCCACCCGGTGTGACGAGATCCGCGCGCCACCGGTCGAGCGACTTCTCGGCCCGCACGACGAGCATCAGGTGGTGCGGCCGCGGGTTCACCTCGCGCGCGGCCCGCGGCCCGGACACCGTGCGACGGAAGATCAGCACCCGCGGCGACTGCTCCTCCCGCCGGCGACTGTCGAAGAAGATGTCCTCGATCGCCGCACGCTGCGCCGGCGTGCCTTCTTCCTTCCAGACGACGCCCATCAGGCCACCTGCTCGAGCTTCGCGAGCCGCGCGTACTCCGGGTCCGTCTTCTCGCGCGGCGGGTGAGCCCACTTCCCGGCCTCCTCCGGACCATGCGCGCACGCCGTGCAGAGATCAACGTCAGCCCACCCGCACGCGCTGGACTCGTCGCCCTCCTGCACGCACGCGATCGTTTCCACGCACCCGCACACCCGGCAGCGCTGCGGCGGGTCGAGCGCCTCCAGCTCGTGAGTGAGCGGCGCACGGACGGGCGCGAGCGCGATCGCCGTGAGCAACGCCGCGACACCGTCGTGCTCGTTCGTGGTGTCCGGCACCGGGACACCCTCAGCCCAGCTGGAGGTAAAGAAGCACACCTGGCCATGGCCGTTCTTCCCGATGAACCCGCGGACCTCGGGCCGCATCAGACGGCCGCTTTCTCGAGCAGCTTGCGGGCAGCG